TGATCTGTTTGAGTTCTCTCCGCAGTTCACACTGGTGATTGCGGGCAACACTCGGCCTGAGATTACTAACGTCGATGACGCCATGCGGCGCAGGATGCACTTGATCCCGTTCGAGACGAAACCCGTGGTCAAGGATGTCGATTTGCCTGACAAGTTGAAAGAGGAATATCCGGCGATCTTGGCGTGGGTGGTCGAGGGGGCGAAGATGTGGCTGGAGCAAGGTCTTAATCCGCCGGAGAGCGTCCTGAAGGCCACTGAGGAATATCTTGCCGGGGAAGATGTCTTGGCTCGCTGGATTGCTGAATTCGGCATAATTGGCGAGGGCAGAGAAGCACCCACGACAGATGCGTTCCATGCGTTTCAGGATTGGGCCAAGGATAATAACGAGACGAAAGGCCGGAACTGGAGCCAGCGCAAGTTTACTCTGGAGATGAAGGCGCAGGGGTTCGACGTGACGAAAGATCGGGCATCACGATCCAGGCGTGTGTTCAAGGGGCTGGAGCTTCTGCTCGGCGATGAGGACGCGACGGTAGTTGAAGCAATGCGCGATCAGTCAGCGGCGGATGATTTCTTTGGGCTGGCGTTCGGGGTCATCAAGATTGAAAAGGGCGACGACGATGAGTGACCCGGTGAACAAGCCGCAACACTATCAGGGGCGCATCGAGTGCATAGACGCCATCGAGTCCGCCACGGCAGGTCTGGAAGGCCTCGAAGCGGTATGTACCGGGAACGTGCTGAAGTATGTCTGGCGATGGAAAAGAAAGAACGGGGTCGAGGATTTGAGAAAGGCGAAATGGTATCTCGAAAAATTGATAGAGATGCAGGGGGCATGAAAAAGGGGGCCAATCGGCCCCCTTCGTCTATGCACGGTGTCTACCGTGTGTGGGGCGCCGATTCTTGGCCGGTGGCATTACGGAAAGCGTCGAAGGCAGTCTCGCGGTCAGGGAATCGCCCCAAAAATATCCGCTCGCCGCCTATCAAAGCATTCGCCTCCCAAAGCGTTTGCCCCAGCTTATAAAAATGAACACGGGATACGCCATGCGCGAGAACTTGGTTCGGCTTACGCACAACCGGCTTGCGCGTAACCCTGTCCCGATCGCGCTGCGGTACTCTTACTTCCAAATTGGCCCAGCGGTTGTCGTCTTTATCGCCATTGATATGGCGGACCGGGTGCGGAGGCCATTCACCTGTCATCATGTGCCAGATGACGCGGTGAGCCATAACCGGACCAGCAGAAGTCATGACCCGAATGCCCCCTTTGACAGCCGTACCCGCCGGGCGTCCGGCGGGGAGAGTTCCTTTCGGCTCGCGGTAGGTCAGTTGGCCGGTGGTGGGGTTATAGTCGAAAGTTTTCGATATGCAGTCTAAAGTCGGCACCGGTGTGTTCCTTGTAAAAAGCACGGAAAACCGTGGGCGGACGCTTAGGGGACGCTTAGCTTGGCCTTGGGGACGCTTAAAACCGCAGTTTTCTGCGGGGCGGACGCTTAGGACACATCATCTGGCATAACCCTATACGTTTTGGGCATTCTAACACACATTTACTATATATACTATGTTAAAATGCCCAAACTCCTATAGGTCATGTTGGAAAAAAGCGTCCTAAGCGTCCCATGTGTCCCGAGATATTGAATTATAAGGATATTATTTTATCCACAAGCGTCCCCTAAGCGTCCCCAAGGCCAATTAAGCGTCCCCCCACAGGTTATACACAGGGGATACGCCTTAACGCGCGTAACACGGGCCGACTATCAATCCGCCAAGAGCGGGAGATCAATCATCGTCGCTGTAGGGAAAGATCAATCCGCCAAGAGCGGGAGATCAATCATCGTCGCTGTAGGGATCGGGCAAGTCGTCCGCATCGAGATTTGATGAAGATACTTGCTTGATCGGCTCAGGGGTGATGTCGATCACCTCGGGCGTAGCTCCACCGCCTAGGTTAAGTTGCTTGAGGGCGTCGAGGTGCATCTGGTTGATGTTGACATGCACCGCCGCCTGTGCTGGCGCTGATTTGTATTTGTCCGGGTTTGTCACACCGGCCAGCCACTTTCTTGTTTCGACCCGGAGCCTGTCAGCGTTGGCCGACACCCCGTCCGATTGATCGGCGATGTCGAGGCACTCCTCCGCCCATTGATCCGCTGCGATTGATCGCGCTTGCGCGAATCTTTCCTGCCGCTCGGGGTCTTTCTTGATCCAGTGATACAGGGAGAGGTTTGATATTCCCATCTCCCGCGCCAGCCCGGCCATAGTCATGCCGCTGGCTATCTTTTCGAGTAGGGTATGCTCGCCAATCTTATCGAGATTGCTGGCGATTGTGCGCCGCCTAATGTGTCCGGCCATGTCATTCCTCATTGGGTTATTGAACGGCGCAGAATATAAAGCGGGGCCAGCCATTAGGCCAGCCCCGAGTTCTCATGTCAAAGCACTATCCCTGCCGGATTACGCCTAGCAGCAATTCAATGGTGCGGCTGATAGGGCGTTGTCCGGCTTCATAGTATTGAACCGTCCGCAATGTAACGCCTAGCCTATCGGCCAATTGTGTTTGCGTCAGGTCGAGAACCTGGCGCGCGGCTCTTAATTCCGCGCCGGTCATGCCAGCAACCCGCGCGCTCTACAGGATTGCCGCAAATGTTCAGCCGACAAGCCATAGATGCCGCCCGTGTTCATATATTCAACCCGGATTCGGTTAATGCGCCCGTCGATGCGCGCCATATCCTGCGCCAACTTGTCTCGCTCTGTGAATAGCAGCGCAGCATCCGCGCAGAGCTTGTCGGTTTCATATTTCACTCGGTCCATAGTCTCATTCCATCCCTAGACAGGTCGCGGACCTGTCGTTCAAGCGCCGCTATTTCCGCGCGCATAACGTCAATGGTCGCCAGGTACTCACTTTCGGCTTTAGTCTGCGCGCGCGCCTGCACTAGCCTTTCATCCTTTATTGCCAGGCGCTCGCCCAGGGCTATGGTTAATTCGTCGCCACTATCGCGCGCCTCTTCGATCAGCCTTTCAGCCGATTGATCGCGCCAGTATGTCCTATCGAATTTCATTGATCATCCCTTTCAATTCGGCTTTGATTGCCCTGGCCTTTTCACCGCGCCAGGCAGTGGCATTGCCAAGGAAATACCGGATAATATCGCGCGCCTCATCCTTATAGTACCGATCATTGACGCCTAGCAGGCATTGCATCGCATCCAGGTAGGGGCGCGCCGCGTAGTTAACGCGCCGCCAATCCCGCTCGATCTCTAACGCGATGGTACGAATAGGCCTAGTTTCTTGTGCCATTGTCTTTCCTTTCCTTTGTTAGGTTATGCTGCAAGCGCGCGCTTAACTACGCCCGCCATTTTCCGGCCATGGGCAAGGTATCCAATGACGGGGACGTCTTTGCTGTAGCAAGCGCGACATGGTCCGCATTTGCCCTCATTGTTCGCCGCGTGGCATAGCGTAACGCCCGCGCGTGGTTCCTTGTCTGTCACGATAGTGGACCCATGTACCCCCGCCACAAATTCGCCTGTCACGCTATCGCTAGAAGGCCGCACCATGACGTTAGGCAATGCTTGCATGGCTGCCAGAATGCCCTTGAATTTGGGGAATTTGTGCATGCGTGTCGGCAACCAATGCTGCACATTCGGGGTATTAAGCATCACAAGGTAAACTTTATTGGCAAGCCGAACGTCGTAAACGTCACCGCTATCAAACCAGCGAAAATACCGGTCATTGCGAAGCGCGAGGACCATGTCGCTAACCCATGCATCGCGTTTCCAATCTTCCCGATTGGCAATGCGTGGCGCCTTAACATTGGGGAAGCGATAGTTGCCGCCTACCGCGTAGCAGCCTTGGCAAGCAGGGACTAACTTCCCGTCCGCGCCAACCGAACCAGGACACGTCTCCACTGCCTGCAAAGACCATGAACGGACACCGTCGAGCTTGCTGGTCTTGGATATGTTAATTGTCATTGTCTTTCCTCCCTCACTTATCTGCGCGCCAAGCGGCGCCAATGATCATTGCCAGCAAGGCCAGCGTGATGAATGCGTTAAAGCTCATGGCGCGTCGGACCAAATGGCACGACGGCTAGCGATACAGGCGCCATACGCATTATCTATCTTGTCAACCGCGCGGCTAGCAGCCGGTCCGGTTTTGTATGTGGTGACCTTGCCGGTTACGCGGTTGATAACTTCGTAATGGGTGATAGTCATGTCGCTCTTTCCTCTTTGTTGATATCCCGACAATATGAACGCGGTTCGCATATGTCAATGCACTTTTTTCGATGAGCATTGATCGAATTAATCGATCACCGGTTTCCGCTGAATTATAGGTGAAAGCATACCGCCGGGCCTTGCTTTCCGCCGTGCCTCTGACCCGAACTGGTCGGGCACTAAAACGCCCTAACAGCCTAGCCAGGCGATGAACCGCGCATAGCCCGCTGATTTTGTTGGACTATTCGCAATGTGGATTGCTGGCGAAACGGCGCGCGGGCAGGGAAGCGGCTGGACCCCCCCCGGCCCTGGCCCCCCACCGGGGGTGGATTGGGATAAA